CTTCTTTCTCTCCTCGATTTTTTCATCGTACTCCCAGCAGAGGCAATCAGGTCGCCCTAATTCTGGTACAGCGGAATAATAATCTCTCAACCGACTTCGCATTAGTTCGAAAGATTTTCTTCCACCCGCCATACACTCGAGCAGAACAATTTCAGCTTGGTCTGATTGATACTCATCAATGGTAAGTTCTTTGGGTTGTGAATACACCACGAAAGGTTGAAGATACGAAGCTGGGGACAAAGCCCCAACATTCAACTCCAATTCTTTGTTGTAATAGTAATGTCTTTTCAAGAACTCGCATTCAGTGAATTCTTTAAACCGAAAATTGGTATCCTTCGTAGCGGTAGTAAGGACTAGTCCAAAGCTTCTGGCTGTTTCAACCAGGTGCTCTTGGGTCCAACCTGATTCTCTCATCAAATTGGAAACCGCTCCTACTGTGTCATCTCCTAAAGTGATTAGAGACAAATTTTCAGTCAGAGGCGGGGGTGGTACATTTATTCCTTTCCAAAATCTTAGGTAATCTGCACACACAATCAAAGAGGTGATTAACCCATTACCGTGCGCTGTGAATATTGTTCCGGAGAGAAGAAGGGCTTCTATCATCATTACTGCGCCTAGAAAGTCCACTGGAGTAGAATTCGCCCAAGACAAGAGTAACCTCAAGTCACTTATGTCATCGGGGGAATCCCACATGTACGATGCAATGTCAACGAAAGTCTTGCAGGCCATATTGCGCAACACCGAAGATTGTGAGGCATCGAACGCCTCATAGTCCAAATCGAAACAATTTCCCCGAAACTCTGGGCGAGCGAAGGGTTTGACTATTTCATACCATGACTCTCCAACAGGATCGTAGCCAATGGCAGTGAAGAAAGAAGAACCTCTTAAGGCCATAAAGTCGAGAATACACCTCAAGTATCTGGCCATCAACACGTACTGTTGAAAAGTCGGGTTGTAGAAAAGCCTCTGTACCTCCTTTTCAGGAGGGCGAGGCTCGTCTTTGAGACACGCTGTTGCTGGTAACAGTGGATTGAGTCCTAAACGAATCTTGTTAAGAATTTCTTCACAGTCGTTTTGGAATTCGGGAAGGAAGCACCTTGCGCCGTCGGGGCCGTAAATATAATCACGCTTCTTGCCACCTATTCCTGAGGAAGTAGACAACGTGATCGAAACAACTTTTCCAGGAATGCCGTTAAGGACCTCTTGGTAGGTTAAAGGTCTAGTTTGATGTTCTTCCCAGGCCACTCCTTCACAAGAGGGTCTTGTGACT